ATGTATTGGATTGATATGGCTCATGCAAAAACAAAAGAGGAAAAAGACGGCGAGCCTGTATATATGTTGGATTATTTATACGGGCCAGATGAAGATGCAATGGAAGAATGGCGAGATGCTTCATACGTGTCAGAACCGTATGGGGATATGTTACCGTCATTTGCTGAGAAATAAAGGAGGATTATATTGATGAATAATAAGTGGTTAAAAATATTAGGAATGGTCGTACCAGTGCTGAGCTTTGGTATATCTATGTTATCGGATCATGTGCAGGAGAAGCAGACTGAAGAGATGGTTGAGGCCAAGGTAAACGAAGCCATGAATAAAATCGAGAAGGAGAATTGCGATGAATAAATTCACAAGAACTATGAATAAAATTGCCAATAAAGCTGGAAAAAATAGCCCTGCAATACTAATAGGTTTGGGCATTACATCAGCAGCAGGTGCAGTTATATTTGCTATCAAAGGCACAATATCTGCAAATAAGAAAGTTGAAGAGGTAAAAGAGGCTAAGATAAACGAGCTCATGGATGAAGAGATCGAAGATATCCCTGTTGAAGTGGAGCTCACAAAGAAAGAAATCGTACAGGCAACGTGGAAGTGCTACATTCCAACAGCTATATCGTTCACCACATCAGTGGTATGTATTATATGTGCCAACAATGTGAATGCTAAGCGGAATGCAGCTATAGCTACAGCATACTCTATGTCTGAAGCAGCATTACATGAGTATAAGAACAAGGTGATCGAGACTATTGGCGAGGAAAAAGAGAAGGAGATAGCAAAGGCAGTTGTTAAAGATAAAATCGAGAAAGCACCAGCGCCAAATACACAGGTTATCGTAGCGGGGGACGGAGAGCAGCTTTGTCTGGATTATATCTCTCAGAGATATTTCAAATCTGACAGAGAAACACTTCGCGCAGCGGTAAATGATCTGAACGAGATACTGAATAGTTGTGACTATGTATCTTTGAACGACTTCTACGATAAGATTGGACTGGAAAGGACATCAATCGGCGATGAGATTGGCTGGAATGTAAGTAGAGATGGGCTCATTCAGCTGGATATCACTGGTGATATTGCAAAGGACGGTCGTCCGTGTCTTGGAATAGGGTATCGTGTAGCTCCGAGGTACGAATATTCTATGTATCACTGATGCAAATTCGCGAAAATTACAAGTCATATTATGAGACTATAAGTCAAATAAATTATATTTTAGGAGGATAAAATATGGAGAACAACGAAGAAATCATGAACACAGAGATGGAGAATGAGGTAAACGAGGTTAGCGAGTCAAACTATGATGGCACTGATTCAACAGAAGGCGGATCTACAGCTGGAGGAATCATTATTGGACTTGGAATAGCAGCAGTCGGCGGATTAGTCGCATTTGCTATATCCAGAAGAAATGAAATACTTCAGAAGAGGATCGAGCATTTGGAGAAGAAGGGTTACAAGGTTGAGAAACTGCCTGAGTCAGAAGAGGAAGTCGATGGGGACGATGCAGTTGTCGATATGAAGAAAGCTAAGTAAATATTTATTATGTAGTCGAAGCAAGGAGGATGCCTTATTACAAGGTGTTCTCCTTTTTGTTTTGCATATTTTTAGGAGGAAACGTCATGAAGATAGAAATAAATGCGGGAAGTTTGATGGGCGTGGTAGTAGGACTTATTGGCACAGGCTTTGCTATTGGTTCTACGCTGAAGATGAGAAAACTTGCAAGAAAGCTGGATAGGACTGTTGATCAGGTAATCGATTCATCTGAGATAGAGTTGTCTGAAACTGTTGTAAATAAGGCGATTGCTAAGGCCGCTGATAAAGCCGCAGCTAAGGCGGTAACGTCAGCAACAAAAGAAGCAATAGGTGCGATAAAGGCTGACATCAGCAAACAGGTATCTGATGAGGTGTACAAGTCATATTCAGATGTAAGTGCTGCTGTAAAGACAAGGGTCGCCACAGAGGTAGCAAAGATAGACAGGGTTAGGCTTTCCAATGAAATACGCAAGGAAGCCAAAGAGGCTGTGCTGACTAAGTTCAACAATGATCTGGATGATATTTTGGAGAAGTACAACACAGATTTGAGTAACATATCCAAGATATACCAGTCCATATCATCATCGATAGCAGCGAACAGTTCACCCGGTATGGCACGTACCGCGTTGTTATAAAGGAGGACATGCCTATGGCAAAATATTTATACAGAGGTCCAGTGATGGAGTTTGATAGGTGCATAGTCAACAACTGGACGGGACAGACCGAGGCTCCATCAGAGGCAAAAGCTAAGAGTAATCTTAGTTATCAGTTTAAAAAATATAATAACCGAACAGCAAATACAAAGATAACATTACCAGGCAAGCTGTTAAAGGTTGGTTAGGAGGAGACTATGGCTGAAGTTAAATTACCAAGTAATTCCCATAGAGCAAGAATCGAGGCGGAGAAAAAAGCTGAAGAATCGGATAAGAAAGAAGTACAGAAAGTTGTTTCTGGAAAGGTCGTACGAAAGGAGAACAAGGGCCGAAAACTCACGGACGCAATCATTAGTGATGACGTGAAGCATGTAAAGTCGTATGTTGTTTTTGAGGTTCTTATCCCGGCATTTAAGAAAGCTATATCAGATATTGTTACCAATGGTATTGACATGATTCTGTATGGCGAGACCGGGCATACCAAGAAATCGGGTAGTTTGCGATCAGATTATGTGTCATACAGGTCATATAGTGATTCATCAAGAGAACGAAGATATGTGGATAGTAGATCTGACAGTGACTACGACGACTTGATATTTGAGCATCGTGGATCAGCAGAAGATGTACTGGCACATATGGAAGATATTCTGGACGAGTATCATCAGGTATCGATAGGTGATATGTATGATCTGGCAGGTGTTACGTGCGATTATACATACAACGATTATGGATGGACAAGCCTCAGAGACGCAGAGGTGGTCCGCATAAAAGACGGATATTACATAAAGTTGCCTAGAGCAAAGGCACTCAGGAGGTAGAACATGAATAAGAATGATATTTTAGATAATGCAAAAACCATTATAAATGGCGAACGACAGGGTACGTATGGTAATGCAGAGGATAACTTTGCAAATATAGCTGCATTTTGGAGCACATATCTTAATACTCCAATCGACAGCACAGATGTTGCTAATATGATGATCCTTATGAAGGTAGCCAGAAACTCAAGTGGCGTTTATAAGGACGACAATTACATTGATATTTGCGGTTATGCAGCACTCGGCGGTGAGATTGCCGCTGACACAACAAAAAAGGAGGACGATACAAATGAAGAGTAAATTTTTCTCAAAGATGGCAGTAGCAGCCAATAAAGCTATATTCAAGACAAGACAGCACAGCCCAGAGATATGTATGATCGTGGGAGTAGTAGGTACAGTAGGCAGTGCAATATGGGCATGTGTAGCTACAAGAAAACTTGACGACGTTATGGAGGATTCTCATAAAAAGCTCGATTCTGTTCATGAAGATATCAAGGCGATCGAAGATGGTGCAGAGACAGAGTACACAATGAAGGACTGTAAGAAGAGCCTTACAACTATCTATATGCAGGCTGGTTGGGAGCTTACAAAGCTCTATGGACCATCCATATTACTTGGTGCCTTATCTATAGGCAGCATAGTTACATCTAACAGGATTCTCAGACAGAGAAATGCAGCTCTTGCTACTGCTTATATGACTGTAAATAAGTCATTCAAAGAGTATAGAAACAGAGTTGTTGAGAAGTTCGGAAAAGAAGTGGATCAGGAACTCAGATACAATATCCAGCACAATACCATGGAGACTGTGGTGCAGAATGAAGATGGTACTCAGACAGTGGTTACTAATGAGTACGATGTTATAGATACAAATGCATTGTCACCATATGCTCGCTTATTTTACGAGGGCAATACTGGATATGATGATAAAGATCCCGAACAGACATTATGGTATCTCAGACAGCAGCAGAACTGGGCCAATGACAGGCTTAAAGCATACGGTCATTTGTTTTTGAATGATGTATACGAGATGCTTGGTTTCGAGAAGACTAAGATTGGGGCCTGTGTCGGATGGATTTACGATGAAAAGAATCCAAATGGTGACAATTTCGTAGATTTTGGAATATACAATACCCAGTATACTCCAAATGCAAGGTTCCTCGATGGAATAGAAAAAGCATTATGCCTTGATTTCAATGTAGATGGACCTATTCTTGATCTGGTATGCAAATGAAGAGGGTTTGATTCACCAGGATCAGGTGATTGTTATAGAGATATGTTTGATTACCCTCAGTTATTCAATGGATACTGGGGGTAGATTTATATAGGAGGAAAACAAATTGAACAATAAACTATTGATATTTTCATTAGGAGTTGCAGTAGGCGCTGTAGCATCTTGGTTTGTGGTAAGAGAGAAGTACAGAAAGATAGCAGATGATGAGATAGCATCTGTGAAGGAGGTATTTCAGCGTAAAAAAAAAGAGGAAGCTGAGGAAAAAGAGACATACTGCGGCCTGGTAGATGCATATGATACCGAATCAGTTGATGATGATTTGGCGGAAGATAAAGACGACAGTATGCTTCCATACATCATCGAACCTGAAGAATATGGTAATAAGGCAGATAATGAGTGCACAGTACTCATGTGGTATGGTGACGATATTTTGACTGATACATATGGGGTGAATGTGGACGACATCGTCAACACAGTCGGTAGAGAATTCATAGATCATTTCGGTGATAATCCAGAGGAGCCAGATGTAGTGTATGTAAGAAATGATCGCCTTGAGATGGATTATCAGATACTTCAGTGCAACTCTGGAGAGGAGGACTAATGTATTTAGAGGATAAGTTTCGAGAAGATTATTTCAAATGGCTATGTAATATAGTCTGCGGAAAGCGGTTTGGTAGGGAAGTCTCTTACAATAAGCTGCTTTCTTTTTTATATTCTAAGGAATTCTATGCAGTAATGGTAAGAGACGAAAATAGAGCAAGCGATGGTATAGATCTTCGTAGAGAATTCATGTTTGCTAATGGTTATGATACGTCTATGCCAGACTTAGTATCTGAGCCATGTAATATCTTAGAAATGATGGTTGCACTCTCATTAAGATGTGAGCGGACAATCATGGATAATCCACAGATAGGAAATCGTACAGGCCAGTGGTTCTGGCAAATGATATCTAGTCTTGGTTTACAAGGTATGCATGATAAGTGCTTTGATGTCCGGCTTGTACATGAGATAACAGATACATTTCTCGACAGAAAATATGACCGAGATGGCAAGGGAGGATTATTCACAATTCCAAATTGCCGAGAAGATCTCAGACGTGAGGAAATATGGATACAGATGTGTTGGTTTCTTGATAGTATATCGTGAATCAAATAATGAAAAGAGAGGGTGGTGAGTATGTTAGATTTTATGACTATCGCAACCAGATCGCCCAAACGTGGCGAGGTTGAGATATATCCTAAATTCATCATCAAGAAGAGTAAGGATCTCATGATTCGCGGTCAGGATTTCTACGCTATATGGGACGAAGAACGTAAACTTTGGTCGACTGATGAAGAAGATGTTGTCCGTCTCATAGATCAGGAAATAAAAACAT